AATATGGGTTGTGGAAGAATTCAAACTTTCCAACAGTCCAAAAAACAAAGAATGTAAATGGTGATGTGAAAGAATCAAAGCATCCGTTAGCTCAACAAGTAGAAGTTTGGTCCAAACAAAAAGCGAAGTATTTGGGGCAATTAGGACTGGATGGAAAGAACAAAGATTTAATTAAAAAAAGTGGGGTTCTTCTCGAAAAGGGAAAAGCAGAGAAAAAGTCCGCGGAGCCTATTGATAACAACAAATTATTGGAGTTTAGGCAAAGGATGAACCGATGATTGATTCAGAAACAAATTACGCTGATATATTCGTTTCTGAAGTAGATGCAGCCCCACACTTATATCCTGATTCTATTAAGTTAGCAGTCAAACGATATAAGAAATGGAAGAAACGAAAAGATATTTGGTTTGATGTTGAAAAAGCGAATGCAATGATTTATTTCACTGAAACATTCTTGAAACATGCAAAAGGAAAATGGGCAGGGCAGCCATTAATTTTAGAGTCCTGGCAAAAGTTTTACTTTGCTAACATCTATGGATGGCAAAAATATAACGAAGATGGTAAAGCGGTGCGAGTGATTCGTACGGCTTATTTGCAGGTTCCAAAGAAAAACGGAAAAACAATTATGGGCGGTTCACCAGTCATTTATGCGATGTACGGAGAAGGTGTAAAAGGCGCTGATTGTTATATTTCCGCTAATACTTTTGAACAATGTCAAAATGCAGCCGGACCAATTGCATTAACGATTGAAAATAGTCCTGATTTACGTCCGGATACCCGTATCTATAAAGGTAAAGAAGACACGATTAAATCAGTTAAGTATACATTTGTGGAAGACGATATTAAATATGCAAATGTAATCAAGGTTCTTACAAAAGATAACGCGGGTAACGAAGGTAAAAACCCGTATATCAATTATTTTGATGAAGTTCATGCTCAAATGGACCGCGAACAATACGATAACTTACGTTCAGCCCAAATTGCTCAAGAAGAACCACTCAACATCATCACTTCCACAGCAGGGAAGAATACCGGCTCGCTCGGAACACAAATTTATACCTATGCAAAAGAAGTTTTGGATAAGGATAAAGATGATTCTTGGTTCATGATGATCTATGAGCCGAATAAAAAGTTCGATTGGGAAGACCGTGCCGTTTGGCGAATGGTCAATCCGAATATGGACGTATCAGTTAACATGGAGTTTCTTGAAAATGCATTTAAAGAAGCCCAAAATAACAGCTTTAATAAAGCGGAGTTTTTATCCAAGCATTTGGATGTTTTCGTTAACTATGCAGAAACATATTTTGATAAAGACCAACTGGATAAGATGCTTGTAGATTACCTGGGAGATGTTGAAGGGTTAACTTGTGTTATCGGTGTGGATTTATCAAGGCGTACCGATTTAACTTGCGTATCGATAAATATTCCAACATTCAACGATGAGGGTATTTCGTTATTAAAAGTAAAACAAATGTATTTTATTCCGGAGTTTGGAATTGAAGATAAAGAGCAGCAAAGAAATGTTCCATATCGAGAATTAGCTGAAAAAGGATTCGTTACAATTTGCCCTGGTAAAACGGTCGATGAAGAAATGGTAAATCAGTATGTTGAATGGGTATTTGAGAACTTTGATTTACGTCAAATTAATTATGATCCAGCGCTTGCTGAAAAACTTGTTGAGAAGTGGGAAATGCTCGGCATTCAATGTGTGGAAGTTCCGCAGTATCCAACTCATATGAATGAGCCCTTTGATGATTTTGAAATCTTATTACTCCAGGACCGAATTAAAACTGATAATCAATTATTAATTTATTGTGCAAGTAACGCAAAAGTAATAACTAATATTAATAATTTAAAAACACCATCCAAACGTAAATCACCGGAGCACATCGATGGTTTTGTAGCCATGTTAATTGGCCATAAAGAAACATTGAATATGATGGAAGATGTAGTTCCACAAGATGAATACGAAAAATACTTAGCTAATATTTATCGATAAGGAGTGAATGAGAAATGGAATTTGAACAAGCGTTAGCGCTTGTAAAACAAGCACAAATGGGTATGCGTCTTCCAAACTGGCAACCGGACGTTGTTGTTAGAGCGCAATTTCCAGATGAAAACAGTAAAATGACTCATCCGTATTTATATGTAGAGTCACGTTATGGGAAGGTACCATGGATTAATACAGTACCAGAAATGTTCAATAAAAATTGGGAGGTTGTTGAGTAATGAAAAATACAGTAACTCAAGAAGATATTAATACTATTGTAGAAAAAACAGAATGGACTGTGGAAGAGTTTCATGGGAAATGCACAGTAGTTGTTGCTAAATTACCGAATGGTTTTATTTTAACTGAATCTAGCGCTTGTGTTGATCCAGCAAATTATGATGTGAATATTGGTATTGAATGTTGCAAAGAGCGAATTATCGATAAGATTTGGCATTTAGAAGGATATCGATTGCAGTGTCAATTACACGAACAAAAACTTGGTTAGGATCCGTTTAATGTTCGTTAATGGAAAGGCGGTGAGAAATTGGGTTTAAGGGATAGGTTTTCAAATTACTTGTTAAAAAAAGCTGAAAAGCGCGGTTACCTTGATGATATTTTAGGAAAAAGCATTCGTTATGGCGGTGTGTATGTTACGGATTCAAACATCTTGCAATCTAGCGATGTTTACGAATTGCTACAAGATATCAGTAATCAAATGGTATTAGCAGATATTGTTGTGGAAGATGAATTTGGTAATGAAACTAAAGATGATATCGCACTTCAAATTTTAAGGAATCCTAATAATTATCTAACGCAATCTGAGTTCATTAAATTAATGACGAATACGTATTTACTCGAGGGCGAAACATTCCCAATATTAAATGGTTCTCAAATTCATTTAGCTTCAAATGTTTTCACAGAGTTAGATGATAATTTAGTAGAGCATTTTAATATTGGTGGTCACGAAGTTCCTCCATTTATGATTCGACATGTAAAAAATATTGGTGCGGATCATTTAAGAGGAAAAGGTCTTCTTGATTTGGGAAGAGATACACTCGAGGGTGTTATGTCAGCTGAGAAAACGCTGACTGACAAATATAAAAAGGGTGGATTATTAGCATTCTTGTTAAAATTGGATGCTCATATCAATCCGCAGAATGGTGCGCAGTCAAAATTAATCAATGCAATTTTAGATCAATTGGAATCAATCGATGATGCAAGGTCTGTTAAAATGATTCCTCTTGGAAAAGGGTACTCAATTGATACGCTTAAAAGCCCGTTAGACGACGAAAAGACCTTAGCATACCTAAATGTATATAAAAAAGATTTAGGCAAGTATTTAGGCATAAACGTGGATACATACACAGAGTTAATCAAAGAAGATATTGAGAAAGCAATGATGTATATCCACAACAAAGCAGTGAGACCAATAATGAAAAATTTCGAAGACCATTTGAGTCTTCTTTTTTATGGCCAGAATTCAGGGAAACGAATTAAATTCAAGATTAATATCCTTGATTTTGTTACTTATAGCAACAAGACAAATATCGGTTACAACTTGGTACGTACCGCTATTACTTCACCTGATAATGTTGCCGACATGCTTGGATTCCCTAAACAAAATACCAAGGAATCACAAGCTATATACATTTCAAATGACTTAACTGAAATTGGTAAGAAAGAGGAAATCGATGGCTCATTGGGAGGAGGGAACACAGATGAAGGAAATAGCATTACGACTTGATGGCGTTAATGAAGTACCTCGCATATTAGTAGATGGACAAGAAATTAAAAATATTTGTTCCGTTAATCTTAATTGGGATTCATCAGGCCCTTGTTTCCATGGCAAATCTTTTATAAGAGTTGAATATGTCGAAGGAAATGCCGTCAAATCGATTTCTATTGATAGAATCGGCTCACCGATGAAAGGAGGTGAAGAGAATGAAGATTGAGGTTCGGGGGAATCAAGTCATTCTTGATGGATATGTAAATGTTGTGGACAGAGAAAGTCGAATGTTGCCTTCTCCGAGGGGATATTTCAAAGAAAGAATTGTCCCTAAGGCGTTTGAAAAAGCGTTAAAGAAAGCGCAGAATGTGGACTTGCTTTTTAACCACAATAAAACTAGAAAGCTTGGCTCTATTGAAAGTGGAAATTTGGAATTGTATGAAGACAATATTGGTTTAAGAGCCATTGCTACAGTTACAGATGAACAAGTAATTCAAAAAGCCAAGGATAAAGAATTACGCGGTTGGTCATTTGGCTTTGTTTCTGAAAAAGATTCATGGGAAGAAGGCGAATCTGGTGTTCAAAAACGCTCTATTGAAGAGTTAGAGCTTTTAGAAGTTTCTATTTTGGATATGACACCAGCATATGTTGCCACTTCCATTGAAACCAGGGGCGAAAATACAGCCATGATTGAAATGAGAAGTGAAGAAGCAGCTATAAAAACAGTTGTGGAAGATGATTCAGAAGAAAGAAACCACATTATTAAACAAATAAAAAAAGTCTTGGGGGAAAATTAACATGAACTTAAAAGAAATCTTAAACGCATCTTTAACAAGAGCTAAATCTCGATTAGCAGAATTGCAAGGAAAAGTAGAGAAAAATGAAGTTCGTTCAGAAGAATTAGCGGCGATTAAAGCTGAAGTAGAGGTATTAACAAAAGAAGTCCAAACTATCAGCGATGAATTAGCAAAATTAGAAGAGGAAGAAAAAGAAGATCCAAACAAAAAGAAAGAAGATGATCCAGAGAAAAAAGAAGATCCAACAGCAAAAGAAAATCCGGATACTAAAACGGAACTTTCAGAAGAACAACGCTCAGCTATTTCAGCATCTATCGCAGCAGCTCTTTCTACTAAAGGTCATCGTGCAAATAAAGAAACAGAAATTCGTTCCGTATTTGCTAACTACATTGTAGGTAATATTGATGAAAAAGAAGCACGTGCATTAGGGTTAGTTACTGGTAATGGCTCAGTTACAATTCCAGACTTCTTAAGTAAAGAAATTATTACGTATGCTCAAGAAGAAAACTTCTTACGTCGATTAGGAACAGGAGTAAAAACAAAAGAAAACATTAAGTACCCTGTTTTAGTTAAAAAAGCAGAAGCTCAAGGTCATAAAAATGAGCGAACAAATAATGAAATTCCAGAAACAGATATTGAATTCGATGAAATCGAACTATCTCCAACAGAATTTGATGCGCTTGCTACAGTAACGAAAAAGTTATTGGCACGTACAGGTTTACCTATTGAACAAATCGTTATGGACGAGCTGAAAAAAGCTTATGTTCGTAAAGAAACTCAATATATGGTTAATGGTGATGAAGCCAATAATATCAATGATGGTGCATTAGCAAAGAAAGCTGTTGAGTTTAAAACAGATGAGAAGAATCTTTATGATGCATTAGTAAAAATGAAAAATACACCTGTGAAAGAAGTACGTAAAAAAGCACGATGGGTGTTAAATACAGCAGCACTAACAAAAATTGAAACAATGAAAACAGATGATGGTTTCCCATTACTCCGTCCATTTAATCAAGCGGAAGGTGGAATTGGTTATACATTATTAGGATTCCCTGTTGAGGTAGAAGATGCAATTGACATTCCAGGCGAACCAGATACGCCAGTCTTCTACTTTGGTGATTTTTCTAAATTCTATATTCAAGATGTCGTTGGATCGTTAGAAGTTCAAAAATTAGTTGAGTTATTCTCACGTACTAACCGTGTAGGTTTCCGTATTTGGAACTTATTAGATGCACAACTAATTCATTCACCATTTGAAAACCCAGTTTACAAGTATATTTTAAAAGCAACAACTCAAGGTTAATAGATTATGGATGAATTAGTTGAGAAGTTAAAATCTCATATTCATTGGGAAGAGGGCATGGATGAATCTATGCTCTCTTCTTATATTAAGCAGGGTCAACGATATGTAAAGAAAGCATGTGGAAGAGAAGTCGAATACCTGGTGATTATGTGCGCAGGTATTTTTTATGAATACCGTGTAGCAGAAAAAGAATTAGGTCAGGCTTTAGATGCAATAACACCTTTCGTTATACAGGAGCAATACGATGCCGAAGAGACAGACGAATAAACTCAAATGGATGGGTGAGCTACTTAAATTAGGGGAGACCATTGATCCAGACACAGACCGTATTGTGATGGGATATCCATTAGAACGGAAGATTCGTTATAACAACATTGGAGTTACGGCCACTGACAAATTCACGACAAAAGATACGAATGAAATTGTTAAGAAAATTGAAGTTCGTATGGATCGTGACATTGAAAACAATCAAAAGGATTATCGTGTAAAAGTTGCTGGTCGTATTTACAATATTGAACGCATTTAT